ATGACGTTCAACTGACAATCGACATGGAGATGGTAAGAGCATGACAGTACCTCAGAGGCACATAACGGCGGGAGACTTAACACCCGTTACGATTCAGACAGAGAGCACATACGGGACGGGCTCAGGAACCGACGTCCTATACGGGGATGTAGCCGAGAGCGGCAACTTCACGTTCAAGGACACGGCGAACCCGTACCTCAATTGGAGATACGGTTCGAGGTCATTCGACCCCGCCGACTACGTCACGCAGCAGAAGGATGCCGCTTTCACCGCATCCCTCGAGTGCCGTGACGATACGGGATGGGGACAGATCATCACGCACGCGGTCGGCACCGGGGGAACGACGGTCAACGATCCGCTCCTTCCCTCGAGGACCGAGGAGATCTACGTCAGGGACGGGGTACGCTGGAGAGGCCGCACATATTCGGGGTGCAAGACCGACAAGCTCACGATAAGCGCGGACGCGCCCGGAGGCGTAGTCAAGTTCGAGGAGGAGGTCATGGCATCCAAGAGCACATCGGCATCGGTCAACTCCGCGAAGGCGATATGGTCATCATCGCCCGCACCCGCCATCCAATGGATGAACGGCATCACCATCTCAGGGAACGACATATATCCGCAGTCGTTCAAGCTCAGCATATCCAACAACCTCGACCGCGTCAGGGTGCCCAACGGCTCAGGCGATGCGATCACGGGTGCGCTCCTCGAGGGACGCAGGGAGATAGAGTTCGAGGCCGACGTATGGATGGAGGACCTGAGCTACATCGCCAATGCCATCAACAACTCCATCATATCGGGATCCGTAGTCATCACATTGGGCATAGACTATCCCGTGACGCTCACGCTGAGCGGATGCAAGTACATGGCCGACGGTACGCTCCCCGCACTCATTCAGGACAAGCAGAGACAGACCATACGCCTCAGGGCGGCCAATCTCGTCATGTCGTGATAGCCATGTTATGGGACCAGCACCGTGAGAGATACGAGGCGGGAGGGTACGTCATCCGCAGGATCCCGTACTTCAGATTCAGAGAGCTGACCGCATCGGTATCCGATGAGGACATGGCCAAGATCGGGAGGCTCAATGCCAAGCGCGAGAGCGGTGCGACCCTCAGCCCGGAGGAGACCGCGTCCTTAACCGAGATCGCTTCCAAGTGGCCCGTGGATGAGCTCAGGGGCGCGTCATTCGTCCCGCCCGTATCGGGACAGGAAGCTCAGAGGATCCTCGCGGAATTGCCACGCGGCATATCCGAGGCATTGGAGGCGAAGCTCGACGAGTTCATAACGCCCGAGGTATCGAAGGAGGACACCGAGGATCCCCTCGCAGTGCTCCTCGTCGCCACCGGTGGATTGGGCATTGATTGTGCGGACCTGACCATCGGGCAGGGCTACGCCATCGTGGCGATGATGAAGGGAGGCGAGTGACATGGCAGATATAGAATCGGTGCAGGACGGCGATTGGAGTACAGCCTCCACCTGGGATTCGGGATCGGTGCCTACGGACGCGGACAGCGTGGTCATCAATCATAAAGTGACCATCAGCACCGACGCAAGTGCCTCCGATATAACGATTCAGACAACGGGCTCCCTGACCACCCCCGACAATTGGACGATGCAGAACCCCATCACGGTCACGGTGGGTTACATTCACATCGCAAGGGTGCTCAACGATGACCGCGTGGTAAGGCTGGACGGTGCCAACCTCGTGATAGCATCCCCGTCAATATCCGCATACGGAGGGACGGGATTCGCCAAGGTCAACTACGACATACGCAACACCGAGGGCGAGATCATCATCGACGATCCCGGGCTCTACGGATTCAGCGCTCAGATGCAGGACATCAAGCCCGAGGGATGCGCCCGTGCATACGCAAGGAAGGTCAGCAACGGGGTGCGCTATCTCAACATCATGGTCCACATCAGGAAGGACAAGGGCAACAAGATCGGCCTTCTATATCGCATGGCTGAGCTTCCCTTCCAAGTGTTAGCGGTCACTAACTCGGCCATCATCAAGGGCTACATCGAGGCCATAACCCCGGTGGATTCCGTCGGCAAGGAGTACCGTTCATTCAGGATCAGCATAGCGGAGGGCCTATGAGCAACGACCTCACATCCCTGGCGAGATCCGTCGATAAGATAAGCAATTCCCTCGGCAAGCTCGGGGTGGACATGGAGGCCCTGACGATAACATCGGCCGCATTCGAGCTCGTCGGAGGGACGTCACAGATCATCAAGGGCATCATAGCGGCCAAGGAGGCGATCATCGCATACAAGGCCGCCGAGGGTACCGCACAGCTCGCCAAATACACCGTGGGAGCCGCCGCCGTGGCGGGATTGGCACTCGCAGGAGGTATCGCCATGGGAATGATGATCGAGCAGAACACGGGCGGACTGTCGGATGACGGCAGGGGTGCGAGCATCATCGAGCAGATATTCAACACGACGGACAACGGTCAGGGAATGAGGGCAATCGCAGGAGGACACACCAATGGCAGATACTGACGTCGTATTTACGTTCAGAGCGGAGGACAAGATCTCCGAACCGATGAAGAAGGCCGAGGACCAGCTACGCAAGACCGAGGAGGCATCGAACAAGTGCACCGACGCTCAGGAGAAGGCGATACTCAAGAGCGTCGAGGTCATGACCGCGCTCCACGCAGTGCAGTCGGGATTATCAGCCGTCACGAGCTCGGTCAGGACGCTCGGATTGGTGGACGAGGAGACAGCCCTCACGCTTCAGAAGGTCACAGCAGGACTCCAGCTCGTCATCGGCACGGCACAGGCCATCAAGGGAGTAGTGACCTTATTCCAAACATTGAATGCGGTCCTCAAGACAACGGCCATCGTATCGACATTCGCCGCCATCGCCGAGAACCCTGCCAAGGGTGCGCTCATCGTGGGCGGTGCCGCATTGGCCGCAGGAGCGGTCGGCGGGTATCTTTACGCATCAACGCAGAACACCAATAACACCACCATCAACGTGGCCAGCACCGAGACCGCGAGACAGACCGAGAACGTCCAGCCTCAGCAGACAGGGACGTGGTATTAATGGTCAGTAAGAACGTGGGAGATCACGTCGCGTTGGTTCAGTACGGGATCGCCTCACATCCCAAATGGCTGAAATGGACGGGGATGAGTACGTTATCGGGCGATGCTCAGCTCCCGAGCGGACACAGGCGGCTCGTAGGTATCAATAGCAGCAACGTCAAGGAGGTTACTGATTATTATGTTGTGCCGTTATCCATCGCGCTTACTGACGCTCCGTGGAGGGCGACCATATTCGCTTCCAACGGCTCATACATCAAGGCCACGGGATCAGGGGATATACCGACCATCGGCACGCCCACGGTCCGTATCGGGGTCAACGCACCAAGCAAGGCCGTGATTAAATTCCCGGTCATGAAGGGATCCCCTGATAACATCCTCGCATCCACATTCAAGGGATGGAGCGACGGCCACGCCGAGGCCGTGAGCAGGGGAATGGAGATCACGGTCGAGTATAGGGATGCATCCTCAAACTCACTCAAGATAGCCTTCCGTGGGATGATCTATCAGATTGAATCGGGCAACGTTATCACGATAACCGCATACGACCGCCTGATGGACCTGGCGCAGTTCAGCGATCAGTATCAGAGTACGTCGTATAACAGATATACCGAATATCTGAACAGGGTCAGCACCGGAGGATCCACCTACAACTTCATCGCCTCGCTGAGCCCGGGAGTGATCGTAGCCTGCACGGGTTGGTCGATATTCCGCATCGACTGCCTGAGCGAACAAAACGTCATGACCTACGGGCAAAATCAATACAGGTACTTCATAAGGCACCCGCTCCCGTCCACGGGAGGGTATGGGCCTACTCAGGGCAACAAGATCAGACAGTTATCCGTTAAATATTGGGTCTATTACACATGGACCCACCTCGGCAGCCATTCGGTCCGCGTCTCAGGGAAGTTCATTCTTTATAGAAATGGCGTGGCCATCGCGGAGACGTCCATGGTTCAGTTCATTAGCAAGAGCCAATCCAACGTAACCAATATCCAGGCCGATGGCACCCTGACCATAAACGTGGATTGGACGATAGAGGGATCCCCTTCAGAGTATATGGTGGGTGCTTATGTCGAGGGTCCACCGAGCGGCGTGGGTCAATCATCATTGTCGAGCTATAATTACAAAAACAACGGATATAGCACCGTATCGAGCGTATATCGGTCGGATGATGGGTGGAATTGGTCTCAGCTCGGCGGCGAGCATCCTGAGATAGCTATAAACTTCGATATACCCAACAGCATAAATACGTCCAGCGTATCGACGTCAGGCAAGAACGTCTACGTTCAGCAGGCAGCATTCCCGACATATTCTGCGAGTTATCTCAGTGCGGTCGACAAGGGAATTATGATCTATCTCGACTATCTGATCTCAGGAGCGGCAGGGCTGGCCAACATCGTCCGCGACCTCATCGAGTGGGCGGGACTGACGCCGGACATGGTCGGCAGTCTCGATCTCGGTTCGACCACGTTCTATACCACCAGCACCTACGATTTCATGAGCTGCGTGCAGGAGATCCTAAAGAGCGGCAACTACGCAATCAAGGCGTCCATTGATGAACCGGGCAAGGCATACGTCCGGGCAAGGCATACGGTCTCAGAGACGCCCGCAATAACCTTTACGACAGACCCGTCCGCCTCGGGAGAACAGATCATCGTTAGCCACGATCTGACGGCCCATTGGATGGCTGAGAAGGCTACGCAGGCGTATATTGCCGAGAACGCTACGAGCTCAGGGCTCCCGGTGGCATTGGAGACAGATGACGCACTAATGGCCAACAGTCTCGCCGAGATCATGCAGTCCCCGCTCAGGTCGGTTATAACTGACAAGACCCTCGGGACCCACGACCTTCAGGCCACTGCCGCAGGCGGGAAGATGGTCCAGCTCCATGCCAACGTATTCGAGGGCGGCATAACGCTGGCGGGATACCGTCTCGACGTATGGGACTTCACGAGCTCATATTGCGGCGGGAAGCCCATCGGCATAAACGTCCCCGAGTATGGCGCTCAAGGGACCGCCATCCCTACCGAGATCGTCATCGGGGACGGGGTAACGCAGGTATCCCTCAACAACATACGCACGGCCGACAGATCAGAGATAGCCAACTCCATGGGCCTCACTGCTGACGCTATCAGCAACTCAGCCAACACGCTCCCCGAGGCGGTCTATGTGTTCGCCAGGCTCGATACATACGAGATGAGGAACGGAATCAGCACCCCGGGATCCATCACAAGCGTGGCGATAATGAACGTAAACGGGACGATATATACTCAGAGCTCAAGCACATATATCCGGGTGGTCAATGACAACGCTGGCTACATTCACATCGCAGCAATCTTCCCGTCATCGGCTCAGCCGTCAGGATTCGCCCCCGTGGACCCGATAGACCGCGTCGCAGTTACCTGGGGTGGCGTAACGAGGTACGCAGTGTTCGATAATGCCAAGCCCGCACTCGCAGGACAAAGCGTTCATGTCGACATCAGGATTAAGAGGGCATAAATAACCCCAAGGCGATGACAGGATATGCGCGGCGTGACAATGGCAATATTGACAATCGTTATCCTGGCATCGGTCATCATTCCCATCCATGGAACCGATGCAAATACACCGGCGAGGCTATACTTCTTCAACACCGACAACGAGTGCATCGCGGAGGTCATCCTCATACCGGGCGAGCCATTGGACGGTGCCGACATACCATTCATCGCCTACAAGGAATGGTATGATGACGACGCTCAGAAGGTATTTGCAGGACGTGCATTCGATTCGGGGGACTACATAATCAGACCATACGATGCAGGCAACCCTCCGACCAAGCCATCGACGGACAACGGTCCCGATTATACCGTGCCCATCATCGCGGGAGCCGTGATCCTGGTGGCCATCGGTGCGGTAGCGTGCTTCTTCATATTCAAGAAATAACCGCATCAACCATCCTTTTTAATATCCACGATTAAGCCCTATTATGAATTGGCCGTGGAGCAAGAGCAAGCCCGCAGTGTATGAGGCACCAGCCAAGGGCATCAAGGGCGCGACCATCAAGCTCCAAGCAGACGACAAGAGGTTCCGTCACGCATCCATAATCACCAAGGAGGTCGACCAGCACCGCGAGTTCTCCGATCTCTATGAGACCACCGTCGCCGGCTCCATCATCAACACCGAGGTGGACGACCTATTCGCTCAGGGGTGGGCGCTCCAGGGGGAGGATCCCGAGGACGTCGCATCGGTCAGGGAATACCTGAACGCGGTATCATTCGAGATCGAGGTCAAGAAGATGGCCACGGAATCGAAGATATACGGATTCGGGTTGGCCGAAGTAGGCAAGATCGGGAACCGTCATGCACTCGTCGCCCACTCCTCATACAACATCTATCCCGAATATGACCCCATGGGCTGGCTGGACGGATTCGTGCAGTACGGCAACGAGATGAGGAGGATCACGGAGTGGAACAAGTACGAGGTCATATCCCTCGCACTCAAGCCCTACGCATCATCGCCCGAGCTCGGAAGGTCGGAGCTCGCTCAGGCGTACAAGTCCATCATCGACTACGAGAACATCCGCGAGGCCAATGCGGCGATGATCCTGAGGATGGGCTATCCCGCATACGATGTGACATTTGAGGGAGCCGACGGCGTGATGCCCGCAGATCTCCTCGAGGGAGAGCTCGCAGACCTCGGTCCGGGTTCGGCGCTCGCCAACGGCCTCGGAGCGAAGATCAACACGCTCAACGCACAAGGCGTCACACAGGTCGCCACATACGCGGAGACCGCTCTCCAGGGCATAGCCGTGGCGATGCAGGTGCCCCGCTCGATGGCGGGACTGTCCGATAACTCAGAGGCAACCGCCAAGGTCACGCTGGCCAAATACTACAACAGGATAGCATCGGAGCAGCTTATCATCGCCAGCACGATGCAGACCAAGTACCTCGACAGGTACGTCCTTCCCGACCTCGGAATGAAGTCGGGACAGGTCCAGCTCATTTTCAATTCCCCCGACCCGGACAGCCAGCTCAAGAAGGCACAACTACTCCAGGTCATAACATCCCTCGACCCTACGGATCCCGAGTTCCTTCTGAGCGTGGAGGAGATGGCCGAGTTATGGGGGAAGCACCCCAAGGCGGGCGAGTATGACAACGCGAAGATCCGCGACGAGATCATGGACCGCGTCATGCACCACATCGCCGAGGCTCAGGGCAAGGAGGTGCCACAATGAGGTCTCCCGTCAACCGCCGCGACCCGTCCGGCACCAGGAAGCTCGAGCGCGAGGAGATCGCCCGTCAGAGGGAGATCATCGAGACGTACACCAGGGCGATGGCTGAGACTGCCACCGGGGACGATCCCGACAAGCTCAGCATTCTCGACCGCCTGACCGAATCGCTGAAGGATGATCTCGTAGCGTCATCCGACGATTGGATGAACAAGGCGGCAGAGACCACCGTCCGCGTCACGGACAGGGTGCTCAACAACCTCCACACGGGCATCAAGCTCGGACCGTCGGTGCAGGTGCCGGAGGAGGAGGTCAAGATGCTCAAGGCGAACATCCGCGAGAACGTGCGCTCGGTCGGAGGCGACCTGCTCAAGGACGTCACGAGGATAACCGCAGAAGGCTATCAGAAGGGCCTCGGCGCGGACGAGATCACGAGACAGATAGACAAGGCGGGTCAGAATCAGGTCAAGCACTCCGAGACCATCGTGAGGACCGAGACGATGCGCGTATGCGACGTCGTTGCCAAGGCACGCTACAAGGCGGCGGGATGCGATGGCTACATGTCATTCCCCACGGACGACGACAGGACGTGCCTCGCCTGCATCAGGTACGCTACCGGGGGATCGGGAACGACGCTCAAGGTCTACGGCCTCGACGAGCCGATGGCACTCCCGTGGCATCCCAATTGCCGTTGCTGCCGCATACCCCACTTCACAGACGACGAGGCGATCACGATATGACGAGGCACAAGGCGTACTACAATCAGAAGGAGCAGATGAGCTCATACGAGGCCACCGAGGACGGCGGTCTCCTGATCCACGACGTCGTCATCATGGCGGCGGGTGCGTGGACGGACATGCACGGCATAGACACCGTATTCACGGCCGAGGTCCTGGAGCGCTGCGCGTCCCAATGGGATGATAACGCAGTTTGGACAAGGCACTCAGGCGGGACACCGAGATCCGTGACCGAGAAGATCGGTGCGGTGGTCAACCCGCGTTACTCTCACGACAGCGCCGCCGTCATCGGCGACGTATATCTCCATTGTCAGACGGACGCATCCAAGGCGTGCGCATCCCTGGTGCAGATGCCCAGGGAGAGCGGAGGCATCAAGGACGTATCCGCCGAGACCGTGGTCGAGATCCAGCCCGACGGGCTGGTCATCGACGTGAGCTTCACAGGGCTCGCCCTCGTCGAGGACGGGGCCTGCGAGGTATGCAAGCTTCCCGCATTCGGGAAGGAGGACAACGAAATGGCAGACGACGAAGTCAAGCAGGAAGTCGTCGAGGAAGTCATCGACAAGGTCGAGGACAAGGTCGAGGAGGAACCCAAGACCGAGGACAAGACCGAGGAGGTCGACGGTCTCGTTGACATTCTGAGCAGGTTCGTTGAGACACTAATCCCCGAAGCGGGCGAGATGATCGCAGCGATCAACGAGGCCGAAGGGGAGGAGAAGGTCCGCGCCCTCGGCAGGCTCGAGGGTTGCATGGCGGCGTGGGGAGTTCCCTGCGTGGCCGAGGAATACTCCAAGCATCTCGACGACAAGCTGGCGGAGTTCGAGAAGGCGATCATCGACAAGATGGGATCCATCGAGAACACCGTCGCACAGTACGGCGCACCCACCGGGCTCAAGGGCAGGATGGGCGCAGACAAGGACTCCAGGACCGAGCCCCAGGTCATCGAGTTCTCAAGGCAGGGTAACGGCATAAGGACCGCACTCTACTGAGGAAGGGGCAACAAGGAGAGAGAAACATGGCAGGTATCTCAGCATTCCCGCTCATCCCCGACACAATGCACGGGGCATTCGGGACAGAAGTAACCAAGAAGGCTTACTCCGATGTGCTGGCAGGTCAGGTCGTTCAGATCAACTCCGACGGCCTCGTCCTCCCCGCTACCGCGAGTTCACAGAAGATCATCGGCGTCGCACTCTATGACATCCCCTCAGGAACCGAGGGAGCCATCAGGGTCGCAGGCGTCGCAAGGTGCGCCAACGGCGACGCATCCACCGCCATCACGGCAGGAGCTGTCGTCACAGCAGGAACCCTCGGAGGAGTGGTCGCCCTGACAACAGGCAACTACCTCGGAGTCGCACTCGAACCCATCGCAGGAGGAGCGGACGGCCTCGTGGCAATCGTTCCCGGCGTCAACACAGAGGGGGCATGAAGATGGAGACAGGCAAATACGTCACTAAAACATCCGACTTCGCGGCCAACGCGATCCCCGGAGTCAGGCAGTACGAGCACGCAAGGCCCTCGGACTACCTGAAGATGATTATGGCAGTCGACAACGGCAACCTCGACTTCTCAGCCGAGGCCACCGAGAGACTGATGGCAAGGATGCCCGAGACGATGGTCGGAATCAAGGCCAACTCAAGGGGAGCACTCGAGTTCTCGGCACTCAAGAAGGCAGACTTCCTGAGCCCGAGCAACCCCACGGGAACATCCGTCAAGGGATCGGGAGTCGTTGACATCCTCGTCGCTGACACCATCATGGAGGGTGCCATGCCTTACACCTCGGCAAGGAACATCCTCGAGGTATGGAGAGCCAAGTCAGGCGCAGAGCAGATCCCGTTCTTCTCAGCAAGGAAGGGAGCCAAGTCGGTCGCACCCAACGCGGACGCCCTGGATCTCGCAGAGACCATCGGACAGAAGCTCGCGGTCGTCAAGGAGTACAAGCTCATGTGCACCCTGGACAAGGGAATCCTCGCAGACGCATCCGTCGACGTCAAGGCCGCCGCCATCCGTGAGATGGGCGGTGCGATGGAGATCGCACTCGACCAGGAGGCAGTCACCAACCTCCTGACATACTGCTACGGAACCGACACAACGACCACCGCAGGCAACAGCCTGAAGGGTCTCAACTCCGCAAGGGGTCAGGTCGGCAAGAACGGCTTTAGGGCAACAGGTGCACTCATGGCACCCATGTTCGAGGCGGACGCACTCAACGCGATGGCAGTCCCCGCATACAACGAGAGGGCTCAGGAAGTCGGCGAGTACGCATCCCTCATCAGGTTCGCAGGAATGGACCTCGGAGTCGACGGATCCACAGGCATGGATTGGGCATCCGCCAACGACATCGGAGCCATCGTCGTGGACAAGTTCCACAGCTCACACATCATCATCCGCGAGGATATGACCGTGGGCGACTTCGACAACGTGACCAAGTACGCACTCCAGCCCACCGTCGTGAGCAGGTTCTGCGTCGCCGAGCCCGTCGACAGCAACAAGTCATCGCTCAACAACAAGGGCGCGACCGTCAGGGTCAAGCTGACGAGCTGAGACTGAGAACACCCACCGGGGAGGGAATGTCCCCGGATACCTCCACCCCGTGATACGATGATATTAGACACCCATACCAACGCCAAGGTCCTGACCCGTACCTACAAGGAGCTCATGGGACAGGCTGAGATCAATCGCAACCGCGTAAGCGAGCATCAGGCGCAATGGCTCGGACTGCCCCCGGAAGTCGGAACGGGAGCCTATGACAATCAGGCACGCGGGTGGATGGACGTTCCCGATTGGGAAGGCCAGGAGCAGAGATTCACGCCCCTGGACGGTCCCGGTCACAAGGGGGTCACACCATGACCGAGAGCGAGATCGCGACCAAGGTCCGCCTATTGATCGGTCTCAGCACCGACGTCATCGACACGGCCACGCTGGAGGCCCTGGTAGGGCTTGCTCAAGATTGGTGCAACGGAAAGGCGGCGGCATATCACGTCTCGCCTCCTGAGAGCGCCGTCGTTCTGATGACGGAATACTACATCAGGCAGAACCTCGACCTCAGAGGCATCAAGCCGTCATCCATCAACATGCCCGGACTGAGCATGAGCACGGATCTCCGCACCGCGTGCGACATGCTCATGGAACAGGCACAGCAGCAGATCAAGGACGCCGCGTATGCAAGGGGCGCGGCTGTCAAGCATATACGCTCGGGGAAGGTGGCCCTTAGATGGCCGTGACGGTCTCGGCATTGGCCGAGATATGGGACAACTCGATGCGTCAATCCTGCACCGTCTACAAGTACGCAGGAGCGGACGCAACGGGACAGCCCACATACGGCGAGGGCACCGCGACCAAGTGCAGGATCAACATAAAGACCGAGCGCACCATCAGCGATACCGGGGACTACATCACCAACTCGACAGTAGAGATCGTCCTCCCCGCGAGCTCGGAGATAGAGGCATACGACCGCATAGATCTCCCCGCAGGATACCAGCAGGGAGCGGTCATACGCGAGGTCATCACAGGCGTCGACATGTGGGGACTTCCCACACACAAGGCGGTGCGTATAGCATGACCGTCTACATGCCCGAGATCGACATGGGGGATGCGGCGGAGCGCATCCGCAGATTCTACGAGCACAGGGACGGCAGGATAGCCGAGATCCTGAGGAGGCACGGTGCGAAGATCAACGCCAAGGCGGCGATGCTCACGCCCGTCGACAAGGGATTCCTCAGGGCGGCGAACAAGTACAAGGTCGAGCCGTCGGCGGATGCGGTCACGCTCATCATGGAGAACAGGATGATCTATGCGAGGTATCAGCACGACTACCCGCACAACCATACTCAGCCCAACGTCACCGATCACTTTATTCAGATTCCATTCGAGGCCGAGATCCCGCTCATCGTCGAGGAGATAATCGGCAAGGACATTCAGGAGGTCACTTCATGAGCCAAGAATACATACCCGTGACCTGGGTCGATGAGACCGAGAACCAGGTCGGCACGGTCATCAACAAGGCGAGATTGGATCAGATGCAATCCGCCCATCACTACGCGGACGGATTCGAGGAGGTCGATGCAGTACCGACGGCGGATCCTCAGGTCGATTATCACAAGGTCGTATTCTGCACCGCAGACACCACCTTTTATCGTTGGAACGGCACCCAATGGGTCAAGGACGTGGACGACAGCACACTCGCCCTCCTGGAGGCCCACGAGGCGGATCATAACAACCCGCACGTCGTGACCAAGACGCAGGTCGGTCTCGGCAACGTCGATAACAAGGCGAGCGTGAGCTCATGGCAGACCACCCCGGACAACGATCACATACCGACCGAGAAGCTGGTCAAGGATTCGATAGACGCCGCCGACAATGAGATCGCCAAGATCAAGGACGGCACCACGACGGTCCCCAATGCGACCAATGCCACATATCTCGGGAGCTCGTCGTCCAATGCAGGCGATGACCTCAAGCCCATAAAGATCGTCAACGGTCAGGCCGTCGCCGTGACCAACGATCTCCTCGACGTATCATCGGCGCAGAACATCACAGGCGTCAAGACATTCAAGGCCAACGTAAACATCGGAGAGGTCGGCAACGCGAAGAACGTTACGATGGTCGGAGACCTGACCATAACCGGGAATATCACGCAGAACGGATCCTCGTATGAGACCCACGCGGAGCAGGTATTCACGACTGACGATTACATCACGATGCGCGACGGCGCGACCGGGGGGCTGGCCACCGGGGACTATTCGGGATTCAAGATCAAGAAGTACGACGGCACCAACGACGGTGCCCTCGTGGTAGATAATTCAGGCACCGCAAGGGTCGGGGATGTAGGCGACGAACAGCCGCTCCTCACGAGGGACGAATCGGCAGACATGACCAACGGAGCCCTCCTGAGATGGAACGGCACCGATCTCAAGGCTGAGACCAACACCGTGACATTCTGCAAGAAGTACGCAGGATCCGCCACGGTCGCCACGACCGCGTGGGCGAGCTCAGGGATCACGGCCTTCCCGTACAAGGCCGACATAGCCATAACGGGCATCACGGCGAGCGATTATCCCGTGGTGGCATTCGCAGCCACCGAGGCGACATCCGGCAACTATTCGCCCGAATGCGCCACGGGATCGGGAACGCTGACCATATACGCCAAGACCGCACCGAGTGCGGCGATAACGATAACATACATGATAATCCAGGATGTGAGCTGATGATATTCGACATATTCAAGGCACCGATTAGGGGGGGGGCCTCCAATGATAGGAGGCACGAATGCGGAGACACCGATGACCACATCGGGGGAGATGATAACCATATCCGTCACGGATATATCGGGCAACATAACAGTCGTGCAGAACGGAAAGATTGTGACGGTAAACTTCTATGGTCAATTGGGTATCGCATCGACAGGGGGAAAAATAATCACACAGAATCTCCCCAAACCGAGAATGTCAAGTTCGACGACATTGTTCACGGGAACCAATCCGTCGGCTTACACATGGATAGACGACACTGGGTTGTATATAGATGCTTTATTCGCAGGAGCATACCCATACGGTTCATTGACATATATCGCGGAATGACCATCCCCACGGGGGTGGTATGATGCAGGGCGGTACGAATGCTCAAAACAGATTATCATCCGAATATCAATATAAGACCAAATCACAGACAATCAATTCAAACGCAGAGACGGCTATAACGGATTGCACTATTACACTTCCGAAGGGTACCAACATAGTCGATGTTTTAGCAAAAACGGCAGGATGGCCCGCCAGCAATACCGATCCGTTTGTTCTCGGAATCGACAGTGATGAATCGGGTTCGGCAAGCAGGTCATGGATGCAGCAGGACTCGTCGATAACAAGTGGTCATCCGGGAAGATTGTCATTGTCATGGATAATCATATCGGACGGCACCAAGTGGGTACGTCCGTGCGTATGGCAGGGTTCGGGGTCGAATATCGAGATCAGTTTTGTAATTCGCACCATATTGGTGGGGGGGGGGATTAAGGCTCTCCTTGGCAAGGCTCGTGCGCTTCTTCAGGAGGTGCTAAGCCATGCAGGGAAGTACCAATGCGATAAATCAAAGGGACAGGATAGTCAGTCTAGACGGCACCGCGAAATTGACAATAGCGGACGGTCAATTGGTCGCATTATCGGACACAGATATACCGTCGCACACGGGACGTCTATTCTTAGAGAGGAACGGTACGTCCAGCAACTTCGTGATGATGTCGCACAATTCAGATCAAAATTGGGCAGGACTATATACAAGGATCACGGACGACGGAACGGCCTCGGTCATATTGGTCAAGTATCACAACGGAACGGTGGACAGTCGGTCGATAATCTCATTCTGACCAAGGGGATGGTCGCATGAGAGGTGCGACCAACTCCACGTTCAAGGACAAACCCACCCTGATTGCATCAGGACCACAATATGTAGTATGGCGTTATGGTCACATAATATCGGTTAATTTTGATTTGATCAGCCCTACACAGATAACAGGTCTGCCCCGTTCAATCGGATATTATTTTACCTATTTATCGGGAACAAGCACACCGGGAGTAGGTACGGCTATAATTAGAAGTAATGACAGTCATTTAGATATATACAGACAGTCAACGACAGAGGCGATGGTCGGTTCACTGATCTACATTACCAACGAGGGGGGGGGGGCGTAAGCGGAGCAGGCTCCGCCGCCTATTCAGGAGGCGGGGAGCATGAACGGATCCACTAACGCATCGAACATCGGCGGCACTGTCGGCAGCGATACCAAACCGATAAAGATCGTCAATGGAGTTGCAACGGCAGTAACATATACACTACTGACCGATGCAACGGCTCAGAATATCACAGCAGACAAATACTTCGTAGGTTCACATCTTCGTTTTAGAAAGGATAATGCAGATAACCGCCCCGGTACGATCTACAAAACGAATGATACTGACGTTGAAATAATGGATATTCGCGTAGATTCGGAACATAATAATGCTGACGCATTCGCAATCCTCAGATTGGCGATGTTCAAATCATCGGGTAATGCAGCCCTTTATCTAATCAAAAGAATAAACGGGACCACAACACAGACATTGTTACATTCATTCTAAACCGTTTACACCCTATTTTTTATTATTTTACATCGAATGTAAATCCTCCATCTGTCAATTGTAAAGATAGTTTTAAATATATGTACCACAATGTGATACATAACACGGGACAACCCGAGGAGAATGACAACATGAACGCAGCAAACTACGACAACGCCGAGAAGCTTCTCGTATCAATCGAGAAGATGATCGCAGCAGAGACCGACAAGACCAAGATCGCCAAGCTCAGCAAGGCACGCGAGCACATGCAGTGGGCCTGCGCCTACATCGCGCACGACAGGAACGACGATGCCGGAAGGAAGCTCGTCGCGGTCAGGAAGATCCTCATGGAGGTGGTCGCATGATGCCCACCCTGAGGATCCTCAAGGGGTGCGAGGGCAAGCCCCTCCGCCACTTCATCGAGAAGGTCGACGTCGACATACTCAACGTATGGGACGGCGAGACCCGCGTGGAGCTCGACGATCTGCCGGACTACCTCGACCGCAAGGTCGACTATGTCGACGTATGGAGGCCCGAGGGCTGGTGGACCGCACATGTGCACCTCAGGGAGGTGAGGGCATGATCGACCGCCTCGAGATCATCGCCCGCGTCTCGGCGCACGGCAACTCGCTGAACATCAACGTCACGAGGGAGATCAAGCTCATGGGCCTCGGCCGGGGAGACCTGGTCAAGGTCACGATAGAAAGGATCCCGGACGGCACGGAGGAACCGTCCGAGAGAGAATGAGAGGAGCGAGGCGGGAAGCTCAGAATTGCAGCCAAGACGATCCCGCCTCAGAACGGGGGAATGACCACCCCGTCCTATTTTTACATTATATAGTCCAGCCTTATAAACCCACTCACCCCAATTATGTGTGTGAGTGTGTGTGCATGGTCGGAGGGTAACATGACCAATCAAATCGAAGATTATCTGACGCATTTGACGAACACCGGGAGGAGACCGTCCACGATAAGGACGTACCGTTCTCAGATCAATATCTGCATCGACATACTGAGGGAAGCAGGGATGGAGACCGATGCGAGATCCATCGGAGAGGACGAGATATACTTCCTGATAAGGACGCTCGACACAGGAGAGGCGACCACGAGGGATTACATCACATCCCTCGGGGGGATGCTCGAATTTTATACGGGGATCTCGCTCGTCAAGAGGATGAGGATCCTATGGAACCGCCCGGTAAGGCACAGGGTATTCATCACCACGGACGACTTCATTAGGATGTATTCGATAGCCGATGACCGCGAGAAGGTCATCCTCGTATTGGGTGCATTCATGGGCCTCAGACGCAACGAGATGCAGTCGATAACGCTCCAGGACATACGCAGGGATCACATCATCATCCACGGCAAGGGACACGGGAAGGACGGCCTCGTCTATGAGCAGCCGATGCCGGCGGAGGTCAGGCAGATCATCGACCGCTATCTCGTATGGAGAAGGTCGCTCACGGGGACCGACAGGAGCGAAGGACGTCTCCTCGTATGGTACGACAAGACCCACGGCAGGATAAACAGATTCGCGGACAGATCGGGGAGATTCACCGACATCGTCAAGAACCTCGGCGAGCGGGTCGGAGTGACGGCGACATGCCATTCACTGAGGAGATTGTTCTGCACCAATCTCTACTACGGGATAGACGGCGAAGGCGGTGCGGATCTCGTCATCGTCCGGGATCTGATGCGCCACGCATCGGTCGATACGACGTTGGATTGCTATATCAACGTAAAAGATCAGGAGAAGGAGAGGACCCTGCGCCAATTCGGTGCCAAGATGGGGGTCCTTTTAAATATGAATAAATGTATTACATAAATGCAGCCAAGAAGTAGGCCGTGACGGACGATAAATTCTGTAATTAATCGTTTTGTTCCGACCGAGCTCCGAGGCTGAGGAGCTAAGAAATGACAAACAGCGGAATCAAGACCGGAAGGATCCTCGACGCGCTCTATGAAGCGAAGGCCGAGGATTGGAGAGAGCAGCGCAAGACCGATTCGAGGACGGGCGAATACGTCCGTCTCTCATTCACGGATTTTAAGAAGATCTTGCGCAAGAACGAGATCGCCATCGACCCGAGGACGATCAAGCTCAAGTGGGAGCTCCTGATGGACATCGGGATATTCCCCGCGGGCAACAGAATCAGCGCAGTGGTCGACCTGATAGCATTCGAGAATTACAACCCGAAGTACAAGCTCATCATCGACGAGCCCTGCACACACACACTCACACACACACCCGATACCACCGAGGAGGCGAGCGAATGAGCGTCCACGAGCGTATCGCTCAGGCGATGCAGGTCATCGCCGAGATCGACTTCAACAAGTCCGGGGTCGTCGGCATCAACGGCCGCGACGGATACAACTTCATACCCATCGGGCAGATCCTCGCAGCCGTCAGGAGGGCGCACGCCAAGGCCGGTCTCTTCCTGACCATCGGCCAGCTCGAATACGACAAGGACAACGGCGAGGGCATATTCACCCAGGACCGCTGGACCAAGGCACGCGGCCACTGCGAGGTCAGCATCAACGGTGCCGACGGCGACTGCGTGAGCTTCATCGTACCGTTCAACGTCCAGGACAACAGCGACAAGCTGGACAACAAGATCGTGACCAACATCGAGCGCCAGGCATACCGCGTCCTTTACGCGATAGACGAGGGCGATGCGACGGATCCCGAGACGGTATGGCAGGAGGACAAGGTCAGCGCCCCGACCGAGGATAGCTTCTTCAAGAGCCCCACCAAGGCACCCAAGTTCAAGGGGATTGCCGTGAGTGTGACCAAGGACAAGCTCCTCCGCGAGCTGACCGAGATCATCACTAAACGCCCGGGCGATGCGGATATAATCTTCACGATGACCGGGGCCTTCGGACACAAGATACTCGACGAATGCTCCGAGGACGAGCTCAGGCAGATCCTCGACAACGTCAACTTCGCAGGAGGTGCCTGACATGAGCTACGGATACAAGGAGTGCCCTCACTGCCACGGCGAGATGCGCGTCTATTTCGACGGGGACGGCTCCTCCTCCGGGAGGTGCCCCACTTGCGACAAGTGGTGGAATTTCGCACCGATGAAGTG